CAAGTTTCGGGCTGAGTTTCCGGCCACTGGCAACAACACCGATATGCACGGCCAGCCGCTGCGCGAATCCGGCCAGCAGCCGAATGACGTTGTAAGTGTCGAACTGAACGCAACACACCGTAAGATGCTTGGATATTTGCGCGATGGATTTATGGCGGTTCCCACGCTTGCCGGTCACTGTAATATCAAGAAGCAGTCGGTTTACACCTACCTGAGCCAGCTTGAACAGGCCGGTTATAGGCTGGAGAAGAGAAGCACCGGCAACAGGCGGGGCGGATATATTTTGATCTACCGGCTTGCAAAAGCTGCATAGCTTGTGCTTATAATCGGGGGCGGGCTGTTGTGGCCCGCCTCAACGTCTAGGAAACAAGGATAGGAAACCAATGGAACTCTCAATCTTCGCACACGAAAAAGACACCGTTTCGGATCACAACAAGGGTAATGCTAAGGTGTTCTTTGAAACCACCCACCACAAAACCTTTAAGGTTGTTAAGTTTTCCGGCACCGATCAGTACGGCAACCCGATCAAGGTCAAGGTCTTCATGGATTCAAAGCAGCCGGTGAAAAAGGTTGTTAACTACTCACACGATCATCCGAAATACAAATAACCAGTTACCCTGCGCGGGGGGCTAATACCGCGCTTTCCTCCCTCCAACTTGCCCCCGGCCTAGTGCTGGGGGTTTTTTTATGGGCCGGTGCCAGTAAATAACCTTGCGGGTTGTATAGGCTGGATAATCTGGCGGGTTGCATGTTCGGGGATTGCTGCGCTTTCTGGTCGCCACATCAGCCGGTTGTAATTACAGGCATGACAAATCAGGTAACGCGCGCGCGTGTCATGTGACGTTTGCACATGTCAGGGGGGGCATGTCATGGCTTGTTCGGATAGTGTGTTTTGCGGGGGTCGCCTTGGCATCGGCGATGGGAAAGTCAGAGAGGGATTTTTGCTAAGATGGCATCCGGAAACCGGCAGTCAGCTTAGAGCAGAGAAGCAAACAAAAAGATTTGTGCCGCGCACGGGCGGGCATGGGCCACTAGGGGGACGGGTATATGTACTAGCAATACCGCCATCGATTTTGTATCTGTGTAGTTATCGATATGCGTAAAAAGGATACGTTGGGGAGGTCGGCAGGATACCCGGCGGGTACCTATGGGGTTTACCCCGGCGGGCCTATGCCCATAGTACAGTCGAATTTCATTTTTGTCAAGAAAAAAAGTTGACACACATGTAAAAAGTACCTATACTGTTGACGTGAGCCGCATTTTTATGTCGAACCACCCCACAACGAAAATTACTTCGTCATACAATCAGTGGTATCGGACATGAATGCGACTCACTCCTCCTTTTTTCACGGGAAACACCGATGTTCACCGCCATGATCCTTGCATGTTGGCTCCACAGTCCCAACGACTGCACACAATTCACCGACAAACGGGGTCCCTACCTCGATGAAGGCGAGTGTGGCACCCGTGCCGTCGAGATGATAGGTGAAATACGCCGTGTCACACCCGGAATGATCATCGTCGGTGCCCAATGCACCACCGGCCCGCAGGAATCCACCTAGATTATGAACCTCCTACCCCAACAAACACCGAAAAAGCGGGAACTCACGCCTCAACAGACGCAGTTCCTCGACATTCTCTTCGAAAACGGAGGGAATGTGACCCAAGCAGCCGTCGATGCGGGCTACTCGAAGGGCAGCGCAGTCTGGCTACGCAAAACACTCGCTGAAGAGATCGTAGATCGCACGAAGGATGTCCTATCTATGAACGCCTACAAGGCTGCTACACGCCTCGTAGACACAATTGACAACCCCGCCCCCGAACGCGGTGATGATCTGCGTCTCAAGGCTGCTGAGAGCCTCCTCAATCGCGTAGGAGTGAAGCAGGCGGAGACAATCAACCACAATGTAACTGCAGTACACGGCGTTGTCCTGCTCCCACCCAAGAAAGAGGTCGTGATCGATGGATGAAAAAGCATTTGAAGCATGGAAAAAGGAGCAACGTGCAAGGTTCTCTAATTTCCGCGATGAAGTAAAGAAAGAGTTTGATAGTTTTCGCAGCGAGGGTCGCAGCAAGGTCAAAGAAGGCTCTAAACAAGTAAAAGAAGCAAAAGATAAGGCCGATAAAAAGAAAGACAGGGCGGCAAAAGCCTTTCGTCCTAGTGGCGGAGGCGGCGGAGGCGGCTTGTTTGCTCCTAGTCGCTTTATGACAGGTCGCAATAGAGGCGGCAGGGACGCGCAGGGCGGTATGCCTAAACTGGCTTACGGCGGTAAGGTCAGTCGTGGTCGTTCCGCACAGGGAAGCGCGGAGAAGAACTAGGTGGCAGGACGCCCTAAAAAGGACCCCAACGCACCCAAAGCCACGTACAACCTGTCTACAAAGGAACGTGCCCGACGTGCTGCCCAAAAGAAACTCAACGGGGCCAAGCGTCGTGCAGCCAAGACAACGAAGGCGGCAGAGGACAAACGTCGCTACGCCCGCAAACTAGAAACCAAGATAGGTAAAGTGGAGAAGGCCCTTGTTGGCAAGGATACGACAGTCATTGATCAAGGAGATTTGGATGATCTACCTGCAGCCGTTGCGGACTTGGTTGAAGACAGTGAGATCGTATTTCGTCCGAATGAGGGACCACAGGAAGAGTTTCTCAGCGCGGGTGAAAGGGATGTTCTCTATGGTGGTGCAGCCGGGGGCGGTAAATCTTTCGCTCTCTTGGCCGATCCTCTGCGCTTCTGTCACAACCCTAATCATCGTGGGCTTCTTCTTAGGCGTACTCTCGACGAACTAACCGAACTGATCGACAAGTCACGCCAGCTATACACGAAGGCGTTCCCCGGTGCGAAGTTTCGTGAATCGAAGTCTACGTGGGTCTTCCCCTCCGGCGCAACCATCTGGTTCACCTATCTCGACAAGGACAAGGACGTAACTCGTTTTCAGGGACAGGCATTCAACTGGATTGGCATCGATGAAATTACACAATACCCCACGCCTTATGTGTGGGACTACCTGCGTTCTCGCCTTCGTACTACTGATCCTGAACTCCAGCAACACCTGTACATGCGCTGCACAGCCAACCCCGGAGGAGTGGGTGGTTGGTGGGTCAAGAAAACCTACATCGAAGGAACACCTGAGAATAAGCCTTTTCCTGCCTTCGATATAGAAACGCACAAGCCGTTCCTCTGGCCGAAGGGACACGAGAAGGAGGGACAGCCTCTCTTCTTCCGCAAGTTCGTCCCTGCCCGCTTGACTGACAATCCGCACCTCATGGCAGACGGCCAGTACGAGGCGATGCTCAGATCACTGCCGGAAGTAGAACGCAGGCGTCTCCTCGAAGGCGACTGGGACGTAGCAGAGGGAGCCGCCTTCCCAGAGTTCTCACGAGTCAAGCACGTTGTCGAACCATTCGAACTCCCAACGAACTGGCCTCGCATCAGAATGGCCGACTATGGATACGCAGCACCCTCCTGCGTTCTCTGGGGTGCAATCGACTGGGACAACAATATCTGGATATACAGAGAACTATATCAAAAACACTTGACAGCAGAGGAACTAGCTGGTAGAATACTAGAAGCGGAACAGCTAGACCCCCTACCTCACTACACGGTCCTAGACTCGTCATGTTGGAACAAGACGGGTTTCGGGCCATCAATTGCAGAAGTGATGATGCGTGAGGGTGTGCGCTGGACGCCATCAGATCGCAACCGTATTCAGGGAAAGATGGAGATACACCGCCGCCTCGCTGACGATCCCTACACAGAAGAACCACGCCTACGCTTTTTCTCTTCGTGCCAGAACATCGTCAAGCAGATTGCAGGCATACCCCTCTCCAAGACGAACAGCGAAGACGTAGACACAAAGGCAGAGGATCACGCGTACGATGCCCTGCGTTATGGGATGATGACACGCATGAGTGGCTACGCTTCGATACACCAGCAACTCAATGCAATCAAGAACCAAGTTCACCAAGTTCAAGACGAAGTATTCGGATACTAATTTATGGCACTCACAAGAGAAGAGATGACGGCAAAGGCTATGAACGGCACCCTTACCGTTCGTGAAGCTATTGAATTTGGTCAGTCCCTTCCTCTGAATAAAGCCTTGAAAGTTACTGAATCCTCTCAAGATCGTATGGGTCGCTTGGTTTCGGGCTTCAAAGAGTTGGGCATCAACGTAGACATGCCCTACAAAGACCTCAATAAGTTTGACCGGGTTGAGGGCATGAAGATAGTTGACCTCTTGGGTCCATCGGACACACCGTATAGGTCAAACAAATGGGGTAACTTGCAGGCTCTTGAAAATGCACTGCGCCCTGTCTTTGATGAGATGGGAATCACATCTCAGCTAACCGACATGATGGGACCATCCGGAGAGGTTGTAAGCAGGGGTCCAATGTATCCGCCCCTAACAGGAGAATCCACGGGAAGAACTCAACGTGGTGGAAAGAGTAGCGCAGAGGACAACGAAGGAACTCGCCCCATGCGAGGAACCATCGAAAAAGAAAAAATCGATGCGATGTACGATGAGGCACTCCCGCAAGTAGAAAACGATCCCAAGTACGGCGCGAAAGTATCTCGCTTTTTAGAATACCATCGTATGACAGTAAATCGTCCCGCACAGTTGTTGGGACTGAAAAAAACTGACGTTATAATTCAGCGTGATTCTGATGGAAATATACTTGGTGTAAAGGTTAAGGGTAAAAAAGTCAGGACTACCGACAAGAAAGGCCGTCCAGAACTTGAGTGGTCAGCCCAATCTCGTGGCGGTCAAATTATTTTAAAAGCCCTAGAGGAGTCTGAATCCGATCTTCTCTTTGACGTAAAAAAGACACAAGTAGAAACCGCATTTAAAACGTATATTACACCCCTGCTAGAACCGTTTGAAGATTTGCTACCCACTATGGATGTGGCAAAAAAGGTAGAGGGAAGCAACGCAGGGGAACGAGTTCGCACAAAGGTTCCGTTTAAGACCATAGGTGTTATGCGTTCTATCGTACCCAACTATCTTATCGAACAGTTCAATGTTCGCGACGACCTAGTTAAGGGGGCTATGGGACACACAAACACTGCTACCCTGTCTAAAAACTACACAGGCACGGGCCTCATTCCCACACGAGATATTCCATTTCTTTTAGAAAATCCTACGGACTACGGCTCTGAAAATTTTCGGGGCGGCTTGATGGAAAACACAGGCAACGTAGTTCGACTAACAGATGAACAGATTGAAAAGTTACGCACAGCAAGATTTGAGTTACTTCAGTCCACTAACCTAGAAGAGCAGCAGGCATCCCTAAATAGATTCCTAACGCTATTAGAAGAACAGCCTGCCTATGACCCTGTAAAAGTGAGAGAAGCAGGTAAAGCAAAAGGACAGGCAGAGGCTCTGTTTGAGCAGGGACGCTTAGAGGGCAGAGCAGAAGTAGAGGTTGAAGCAGAACT